TTATCCCTAAGCATAATTTCATCGTCATACATGATTGCATGCGCTTCTTCGTCGCTTAATTGCGACAGATATTTTGCAAGAGTTTCCGGCTCATGCTCTTGCATGTAGCGGATACGTTCACCAAGTTGTCTTTTTAGTTCATCTCTGCTATCATCTAATATTTTAGGCATAGGCTTGCTCTTTTCCTTTCCTTTACCCTTACCTTTACCCTTACCGTGTTTTTATAACCTCTAAGAGGTTAGTAGCAGGGCAGGAGGGAATCGAACCCCCAACCTACGGTTTTGGAGACCGTCGCTCTGCTAATTGAGCTACTGCCCTAAAACTAACAAAAGCGGTAAACAAGGTCATTACCGACCGACTGGTATCGAATGTCGCACTGGACAATCAGTTGTCGAACTACATCATCGGAACAGTTCGCAATCTTCGTAGAAAGAATCTTCTTCCTGTATCAGCGTGCTGTACCCGATAAAGTCATACCCCTTTCTACGAAGCCACTCCTCTTTAGCTATCATTTTATCTTCGTCTGGGTAAAGATCTCTCAGAATTTCGTTGCGCTCCAGTTCGTTATCTATGAACAAATTGATGTCATATTCGTACATTTCATACCCTCTTGCTAAGACTCCTCTTACAAAGAGTTTGTTGATCTTACAACAACAATGATAGCAAAGGGAAAAAAATTTGTCAAGCTTCTATCTTAAGATCCTTGTGATCAGAAATATTCCTTGTATTTTTTAGCTTTTTCCATTAGAAGTCTTTTAGCTGCAAAAACTCTTGTTCTCACTGTGCCTGTGTGAATACCCAAATTCTTAGCTAGAGTGCTATAAGGAACCCCTTTAAGTCGACAAGTTATCACATACTTCAGGTGATCAGGCAGCTCGTCGATTAGCTTCAACACTAAATCTCTTTTTTCTTGTGCTAGAGTAGCACTCTCTACACTTGAATCTTTGAAATCAAAGAGGATGTTGTAGTAGTCTTCTTCCTCGTTAACATCTTCCTCAACAAATTCTTTACGAAGCTTGTATTCGTCACATCTTGTTTTAGCTGCTGTGATTGCATTAAGGATTGTATTACAAGTTATCCTATAAACCCAAGTTTTGAAAAGGCTTTCACCTCTAAATGTATGAAAGTTTTTCACCACTTTATATATGGCGTCTTGGATAATATCCTCTCTATCTATGTTATAGATCTCAAAAGAGGTTTTGTAGTAGTTGCATGCTTTATTAGCTGTTTCATAAGCTTCTTGGATTTCTTCGGGAGTGAGATCTTTTTTATCTATCTGATAGTCTGGTCTGTTAGTTTTCATACAACCCTTTAAAAATTCAGTTTAGAGGCAATCTTTTGTACCACAATCAAAAAGAAAGTTCAAGAGGAATTTTTATTTATAAGGGTGTTTATTCTTATCCTCATGAATTTTATTCAATGATGGATTGTAATCATAATTTGTCTTGTATAGAATAGCAAAAGCCATTTATAAGGGAAGTGGGGATAAAAGCATTTCAATACAGTTGAAAGAGGTGTTTATGGTAGCATCATCAAAAAGAAAAAGGCGTGTCAAAAAGAGAAAAGACATGAGAAAAGAGGATGGCACAATAAAAGCAAAAAGAAAGTTTGATACAATTGCGGAGAATCTTGACGTAATGCAAGACATAGGAAAAAGAAAGCGTTTTAGCCCTGAAGACTTGGCCAATATAAAACCTCTGAATGAAACACAAAAAAGGTTTATTGAATTATATTTTCAGGACATACCTATCATTATGGCTACAGGATGGCCCGGCACTTCAAAATCTTTCTTGTCTATTTATTGTGCTTTAAATGAAGTGTTTGATAACTCTTCCCCTTACGATAAGTTGATTATTGTAAGAAGTGCTGTAGAGACACGTAGTGTGGGTTATTTGAAAGGGTCTTTAGAGGATAAAGCAGAACCTTTTGAGCTGCCATATAAAGCAATATTTTCTGAGATAATGCCAAGATTTAATGACGCTTATTATCATGCCAAAAATCTTGGGTACGTTGATTTTATGTTGACTACCCATATCCGTGGAATCAATATAAAAAACTCTGTTATCCTTATTGAAGAAGCGCAGAACATGGATATAGATGAGCTAAGATCGGTCATTACAAGAACAGGAGAAGAGTCAAGGATACTTATAACTGGTGATGTTTTGCAAGACGACCTTAAAAGAAAGAAAGAGAAGAGTGGGTTAGAGCAATTAAAAAGAATTCTTTTAAGAATGCCTAGAGAATATTATGCTTGTGTTGAATACTCTAAAAATGATATTGTTAGGAGTGGCATTGTGAAAGAATTTGTTATAGCAGATTTTGAAGAGAATAATAGAGTTTATTAAGAAGAAACAGGGTATGTTCAATCTAGTCTATTAAAAAACAACTTTAACAGCATTTTCAGAGGCAAACCTTTATGATTATTAACCCTTCTGGAAAATCATCCACTACCAGTGATTCTTATTCAGCCACTGTAGCCACCCCTAGCTCTGCTTATGAGGCTATGGCTAAGAAATGGGAGCTTGTAGAAGCGCTTAGGGGAGGCACAGAAGAAATGCGCAAGCATGGTACAAAGTACCTCCCTAGAGAGCCTAAAGAAACTGCTGAAGCTTATGCTGTAAGACTGCAAAGAAGCTTTTTGTTTAATCTATATGGACGCACTCTAAAAGCTATAACAGGACTTGCTTTTGTAAGGAACGTAGTTGTACAAAATGTACCTCCGGAGCTTGAGTATTTGGAATACAATTTTGATGGGAATGGGCGTAGCCTTACAGAAGTAGCTTATGATTTGACCGTTGATGCCGTCCATTATGGAAAAGCTCATGCTATCGCCGATTTCCCTCGAGTTGATACAGAAAACATGTCTTTGGCTGAATTTAGAGAGGCAGGATATAAGCCTTATATATCTTATATCAACCCAAGGAACGTAATTGGATGGCGAAGCGCAGAAAAGCCCGGCAAAGAAGAGCTAGAACAGGTTCGTATAACTGAATCTAAGGTGGTACCTAGTGATTTTAACGAGTGGGCTGATAAGACTGTTTATTTTGTTCGTGTCATCGAGAAGCATCGTACAAGAATATATAAATACGACCCTGAATCCGGGCAATCAGATTATGAGCTAGAAGAAGAGTTTGAAAACATGCTTGGCTATATCCCTCTAGTTACTGCTTATGGCAACAAGACAGGGTTTTTAGAGGGATCCCCTGCTATGTATGATTTAGCAGAGCTAAACCTTCGGCATTATCAGTCTTCTAGCGATCAGAATAATATTCTTCATATTGCGAGAGTACCTTTCCTGTTTGCTGCAGGATTCGACGAAGGAGAGCTTAATAACGCTGAGATTGGCGCACAAAGAATTATTGTTTCCAGCAATCCTGATGCAAAAATTTCTCACGTTGAGCATAGCGGTCAAGCCATTGGTGCGGGAAGAAATGATTTGAAAGATTTAGAGGCACAAATGGCTGCACTTGGAGCTGATTTGCTTGTTAGTAAGGGCGTTAGCCGTATGACTGCAACCGCTAGAAGACTTGATCAAAGCGAATCAATGTCAACTCTCCAGCTAGCTTTACGTTCAGTAGAACAGGCTATTGAAAGGCTTTACATGATAGCTGGAGAATGGATTGGTGTTGACGCCAGCGAAGTTAAAGTGAGTATTGGCGAAGATATGAGCATTGTTAATGAACCCAACCCGACTGCTGCGTTGGCTACCTTGCTTCAAACAGGTCTCCTTACAGATCAGCAGATCGTTGAAGAAGCCAAGCGGCAAGGTATTTTGTCGAGTTATTTCAAACTATCTGAGGATAGGCCACGCAACAAAATCGCTCAAGAAAATCTTGGGGAGGATGGTAGTAAAAATTTACAAGAAAAGGAGGGAGAATGATAGAAAGATTTGCAACCAAATGAAGGTTTGTTTGTCTATGTGTGCTGATTAACTACCCCTTAAGCAGTGTGATACTGTTTAAGATATTTTAACCTAAGGAGGTCGTGATGACTGATAAAGATACCGCTCAAGAAACCAACACCAAAAATTTGAACGAGGCAAGCGTATCCGAAGAAAAGGATGAAGCACAAGATCGCTCTATAGAGGGAAATTATGAAGGGAATCAAAACAAAGTAGAGCGCGATTTAGAACGTGCTAGGCAAAAAGGTGTTGATTTCAAAGAGTTTGAGGAAACTCGAAAAGCCTTGGCAAAGGCTAACAAAGAGGCGCAAAAACGTCGAGAACAATTGCGTCAATGGGAAGAGCTAGGTGTTAATCCAGAGCAAGTAAGGGAGCTTTTAAAACAACAACGAGAGGCAGAGATTAAGAAAGCCGAAGAAGAAGGTCGTTATCAAGAGCTTATTGATAAGATCCGAGAAGAGGCCAATCAAGAGCGTAAGTTGTATCAAGAGCGCTTGAAACAGATGGAAGAAAAGTTGCAAAAGCAGCTTTATGAAAAAGACCTTCAAAGCGCTCTTATTGCAGAGGATGGTATCCCGGATCTGTTAGAAGCCAAACTGAAAAAACATACGAAAATGGTCGAGACAGAGGAAGGCTACAAAACTGTTGTTTTGGATGAAAATGGCCAAGAAACCGATCTGTCTGTTCGAGATTTGCTTAAACAGTGGAAGCAAGATGAAATTCTTTCTCATGGGTTTAGAGCGCCACGTGTAAGCGGTAATGGCACTTCTAGCAATTCCTCCGGGAAAGTTTCCTCTAGTGTTGCACCTAAGAAAAGGCGCAGTGAAATGACTCTACAAGAGAAGAATGAGTATCGTGCTAAATACGGTCTAGAAGCTTACAAAAAACTGCCTATATAAAAAAGAGGAAAACAGCTTCTCTATAAAGGTGTCAATTAAGTACGAGGTGAAACTTGTTACTTATGAGACACCTTTTTTATTGGCACCGAATAAAAGGAAGCGTGATGTTTCCTGTCAGGTGTGCATTTTGTAAATAAACAAACAAACTGATAGGAGACTGCTATGGCTTTTAGTCGAAACACGTTCGTTATTTATGATGAAGAATATTACACTGGTGCCGTTGAGCAGATTGAGCGGGCCGCTATTGACCTAAACAATTCTGCTGGCGGTGTGATGCGTTTTTCAACCCAAAACATGAAGGGAGATTTCCTTAAGGAAACTTTCTTCAAAGATATTGAGGGCTTGATCCGGGATCGTGATCCTACCTCTACCGCTGACTCCGTGGCTGATGACCTGACTTCCAGTCAAGAAGTTGCGGCTAAGGTGTTCAAGTCAATTCATGTTGAAAAAACGCTTAACTCTTTCAGCGCTATCGGATCCAGCCCTGAAGAGTTTTCATTCATTGTTGGCCAAATACAAGGTAAGCGGATGGCTGTTGACTACTTGGATACTGGTATTGCCGCTGGCATTGGCGCTTTGCTTGCAGAGCCTGCTGTTCAGTATGATGCTACCAGTGTTTCAGGTAAGGAAACTATTAGCCCGCTCAACCTAAACCGCATTAAGCGTCGCCTTGGTGACCAAGCTAACCGCATCCGGGCTTGGGTGATGAGTTCTACCATGTTGCATGACTTGGTAGAGGAAAACATTGAAAATGGTCTCTTCTATGAGGGCAGCTATGTAATTTTTGGCGGCAACCCTGCTACTCTTGGTCTGCCAGTTATTATGACTG